TTGAGTTTCGAGCATGTATTTTAAAACATTTTCAGACTGAAATTCATCTATTTTAAAATTCTCTCGCTTTAGACTATCAATGAGTTCTTTTACTGCAAAACACCCTAGATATAACTCTACTTCACCATTAATAATTTCTTCTGTGTGAAATTCACCCTCAGCATAACAAACATCAGTAACACAATGGAAATAATGCTCTTTTAGCAAATATGGTTGCAGGCCTAAGATGGTTGCTAAAGATGATGCAGAATAAACAACCTCATTACTGTTATTGCGCTTAAAATCGTATCCGTTTAAAATACTAATCACAAGGTAATACCTATATAAATTTGTGGTGAATTAAATATAGTGTATTGCCTTCTTTATTTCCAATTGATTTTTCCCATTAAAAAAGCCCATCCTAAGATGAGCTATTTTCTTTCAAAGAATCCATTTGTTCTTTTTCACTTAAATAACGAACCAATATAGCTTCATGCAAATCAATCCATTCGTCAAGACTATAGAAGCCTTGCTTTAGCTCGCCCATCGTGGCCTTTTTCTCCATAATGGGCAACCAAATGAACCAGTTTACCCGACTTTCGCCACCGCTTTGTTCAGGGCTTGCCCCAAGATAGTCTTGGCAAATTGTTCGCCATTTGGTAAGAATGCCAAAAAATGGAATTTTAACCCCGCAATTAAAACTTGTGTGTAATGGCTACGGAATTTAGAGAAGTGCTGACCTTGCTGCGTTTT